GGAGCTTCAAGCAAGAGCTTGATTACTATGACTTTATATTGACTGACTGTTTACTTGGTTTGTGGCGTTATATTCTAACTGTTTCAGAGTTGTTATCTGTTTCCATTTCCCATCTTCAATCACCTTAACAACATTAAGTTTGTTTTGAATAGTGTTAGAAAGCCTTTGGTTGTAAAAGACCAATAACTACATACCTAGTTTTATAAGCAATACTAACTAACTAGCATTATCTTACATATACTATACAGAATCGAATGAACTCCTTTAGTAGCAAGGAATTCGGTGGAATGACATATAAGCAAAAAAACCCCAATTAAGGGGTTAAGTTATTACATTACTAGGGCTTTTTAGAGTTCTTTTTCTATTTGTCGCACGACAGTACATTCTTCTGTTATTACATGAGTATGAACTGTTGGTTCTATTGTATCTAAATAGTCTCCTCCTACAAAAGCAGTTGCTAATGCAATGATTGATACTAATGTTTGTTTCGTGGTTTCCAATTACAAGTTTCCTCTGTTATTGAGTTCTCGATATAATCGTTAATCTCAAAGTTATATTCTTTTGTTGTTTTAGTGTAGGTAACACAATCTTTATCGTGCAAAGGTAGAGATAGGGGTTTATAAGTCTCCCCTATCACTGTACCTGTTACAGCTCCACTAAGATATAATAGTGTAACTATAGTCATTACTTAGTTAAAAAATTCCATACTTTATGCCATACTTTTTTACCAGCTTTTTCCCATACCCAAAGTAATACGACAAGTCCAACGACCCACTGCCAAAGAGGATATGATACGGCTATTAGTTCTGCATGATTCATAGATAAGTTCCTATAAAGTTAAAGCTCCCTACTCCACACTAGTCTTGCAATGTTAATAGTCCACTTGTTGCAGTTCCAGCGTATTTCTGTAGATATTCTCTTAATCCAGCTCTTGATCCACTACTTCTAACGTAGTCATTAGCTAGTTTTAATACACCCGGCATATAAGCAAGCTCTGCACCTACATAAGCTGCTAATGCACCCATGTTAAAATATCCAGCAATACCGGCATTAAGCATATAATTACCAGCAGTGCCTGAGTCAGGTACATAATCGCCTAGCACATCTTCTGCTTCACCGGAAAGCCTTTGCAAATAGCCTTCTTGATTTGCTTTACTAATTCTTTTACCAGCAGATCCTACGCCCTCTGTTGCAGCGTTTAGCATTTGATTTGGACTAAATTGTCCGGCTTTATTACCTTTTCCAACTGCTGTCTGGAATGAAGCTACTTGACCATAAGCTCTATCTGTTGCTAGCCACTTAGCACCCTGTGTTGGGTTTTGTTCTATTACTGATTGTTTAAATAACTCTCTTGCTGCTCTTAAAGGCTCTTCTAATGGTGATTCATTAAGATTGGTTGATTTTCTAAATGCTAAAATTCTTTTCTTAATATTGGAATCCGCATCCTTTACAGACCTACCTTTAGGTTTCTTTCTAGCTAAAGACTTAACCTTATTTAGCTCTTTCTTTAAGTTCTTTTTTGCAACTCCAGTTAGATCAGTTGTATTTAATATATCATCTAATTGAGCTTTAAGCTTTGTAGTAAGTTTTATTTCCATACCATCAAACGCTTCGTTGTAAGCCTCATTAACGGTTTGTGTAATGTATCTTGATGCTGAGTTGTTATCTCTAATGCTTTCTGGCAAAGTCTTACCTAGTGGCTTTAACACCTCTTCAGCAATCTCTCTATTCCAACCAGCAGTAGCTCTATTTCTTCCAGTCTTAACATTATTTACAACGCTGCCTAATTTTTGTTCAAAAGTATTAGCCATACTCTTACCAGTCATTTGACCATAAGTTAAGTCATTGTTTTGCATAAGTTTTTTAGTAGCTTGAGATACCTTTGGCGCTAAAACTGCACCAGCACCTGATAATGCACCACCTAGAACACCACCCATTGCACCTTGTATTGCTGCTTGACCTGTAACATCCTCTATTTCTTTAGCCGACCCAGCACCATATGCCGACCCATAAGCTGCGCCTTGTAATGATCCTCTAGCAATCTTACCCCCTAGAGTAGCTGCTTTAGTTGCACCTAAGAACGGTGTAGCAACACCACCAGCCATTTCTAGTAATAAAGCTGAATTAGGGTTCTGTCTTGCAAATTCAGCGTTCTTGGCTCTTAAATCATCCCTCACGCCTTTGTATCTAGTCTCTTGTTGTTGAGCTAACTGATTGTTTTCATTAGTCATTGTTTGGGCTAGTTGTTGCCCTTGACCGTTAGAGACAGGATTGCCTTGGAATCTACTTGCTTGTAACTGCTGTAGTTGATTCCTAGCATCTTGGTAACTACCACTTCTTGATACTTGGTCTTGCACTGATTGTGCTGTTCTTACTTTAGCCTCAATTTCATCGGCAAAACCCATAGTAGCACCTTTAGCAAATGTTCTTACACCTTCTGCTAAGTTGTTGATTTCAGGACCTTTTTTTGCTTTTCTTCTTCTGCGTATTTCATCTGCAATAAACTTAGCATCTTCTACATTGCCAGCCTTATCAGCTTTATACAAAGCTTGTTCTAGTTGTTGGTCTGTTGCCATAGTTTTCCTTTATTCGTACTTGTTTAAGATAGCATTTAACTGATCGTTATTACTTCCTTCAGCTTCTTGTATTTCTACATCATTCTCAGGGAACATACCGTATAATGATGCTGCTAACGCTTCTGGGTCCATAGCATATCCTTGCAATGTACCATACTCTCTAAAATGTTGAGCCATTTGTTTTTGAGATTCATGCGCAGTTTTAATTTGAGTCATTAATGCTTTAACTCTTCTTGCATTTTCTTCTTGCCCAAGTGCTGGGTTATATGCTCTAGCAATCAATCTTTCCCCTTCTTTTTCTGTAAACTGAGCGCCAAGTACAAGTCTCAAGTTACGCTGAACAACCTCAGTTACTTGGTCATACACAGCTTGTGCTTCAGGGTCTACATAAGCTAACTTACCAGAAGAATCTAATGCAGCTACACGTCTGCCAGTAATATCACCATCTTTAGTTGTTTGTAATGTATTTAAAGCAAGTCCTAGTTGATCTAATTGTTTCTCTGTATCAGCAGACCCCTTCATGTACTCAAAATACTGAGTAGCATAGTTTTCATCTACTTTCTTTTGTCCCGGAGTTAAGTTAAGACCAATTCCATCTTCAGTAAATTTACCTGTTGATTTATTAAACACACGATCACCTACTGCCATATATTCTGGCGCATCAGGTTTGTGTGCTTCATATTGTTCAGGTGTAATAATACCTTTTGCTAGTGCATCGTCTAAATACTTTTGTTTGTTAAAATATGCTTGTTCTTTTGTTTGTACTTCATTTCTAAAGTTACTATCTAACATGGTAGGACCTGTCGGATTACCATTTTCATCTACTAAGTTAGGGTTTAGCTTGGTTTTATATTGAATAGTTCTTGTGGCGTTATTAGCTTTAAGTCCTAAACCTTTACCAAACTCTTTATAGTTTTCTTTAGCTTCTTTATCATCTTTATACTTTTGCAACTGCATGTTTTGAGATGCTGATTTACCTAGTTGGTCAAATGGTTGTTGTGCCATTGACATACCTTGTTGTAAGGCTTTAGCAATGTAAGGAGTTGCTCCTTGACCATAGTTTTGATTTTGTGGTTGAGCTGCATAACTTACAGCAGTTCCTAACAAACCTCTCATTAACGATTGACTTTGTGCCTTTGATTTAGCATCTGGAGCAAGTAGCCCCAAATCTATCATTTTTTGTGTATTACCATTACCACCAGCGCCAAAAACATTTACGCCACTGCCAAATAAATTGTTATACCATTCGTTCGCCATTATAGTAGTCCTTGCATTTGTAGTTTTTTAATTCTAGGATTAGAATTCATAGTAGGTGTCCCTTGTGCTAAATCAACCTGTGGTTGAGATATACCTGTACCCATAGGTGCGTGTTGTATTTGTTGTTGTTGCTGTGGTTGCATAGCAGACATACCTTGATTAATAGCCATCATTGACATATCTCTATTTGTTAATCCTGTCATATCTTGAAAGCCACCACCTATTTGACTGCTTAACCCGCCAGTAGCAGCATTACTTGCAGCCTGTTGTGCGCCTGTTTGTGCTAAATGAGATGCTCCATTACTTGCACCAGCAGTTGCACCACTTGTTACACCAGCTCCACCAAAGCCGGCAGATGCACCACCCATTGCACCACCTATTGCAGCACCCTTTAGTGGATCTTGACCTGATAACATTGATGTCCCAGCTCCAACCCCAGCTCCTATTAAGACGGCTTCAGCCATTATTTACCTCCTCCTGATTGTGATGTTGATGATGTACTTCCTGAAGGAGCGCCCCACACTGCATTTGTGTAATTTGCAAGATTTTGTTGTGCTGCATTTTGACCATAATCATGTCTTGCAATGTCTGCATCTAATGCTGTTTGGTCAAAGCCAGCCTGATATTGTCCAGCTTGAGCAAGATTTTGTGCGCCTACATTTTGATTGCCAGCTATTTGTTGTGCATTATTCATTGCATTAATTTGATTACCTCGTTCTGCTGCATAATTTGAATAGGCTAGGTTTCCAGCAGTATCAGCTAATGATTGTGCTAGGTTACTAGAGTTGTTACTTGCCATTCTTGCATGAGCATCTGAACCATATCTTCCAGCCATACTAGCTTGACTGTTTGTTCCTTGCATAGCGTTGTTATATATGTCTGTTGCTTTTCTGCCAGCAGTATCCATAACTGCGTTAAAGTTTGGGTTGTTCTGAAGAAAATCACCCTGTATCATTTGGTTATTTAAGTTGGTTGAGTTCTGTAACATACCACTATTAACGTTAGCATTAGCAGTCATTTGGTTCATTGCTTGTTGCTGTTGTGAGTTGGGATCTAAGTAGGTTTGACCACCATAATACTCTGGCGCACCTTCTCTGTATAGCCTTTGTTGCTCTGATAAAGCATCTGTGACATAAGGTCTAACGGCTGGGTCTAATTCATTTTTTGTAGTTGAATTACCACCTCCACCACCGCCCTTAAACTCTTTTAAGTTTGTAATAGGGTTAATAGTACCACTACCACCAACTGCTTTAAGTAGTTTTTGTTCCCAAGGATTAACATGAGCTAACTCTGTATCACCCTCTCGACCTAGTTTGCCTAAGTCCTTGGCTAACCAGTTATATAGTTTAATCTTCATGCTTATAATCATTTTTGTTCCTTGTTAAGTTTATATTCTACAGAAATGTAGGTCTTTTCAAATCCAAATTGCTTACGCCATAATCTAGCGATTCCTTCTGATGCTGCTGAGCCTGATATTCTATCGCACCCTTGGTCTAATACCCATTGTTTAAATTGTTCCCATCCTTCTTTTGTTTGTGTACCCCCTATATAACTCAGATAAGCTTGTCTATGTCTAGGAAAGTTATATTGTATCACAGTAAAAGCACAGACACATACATCATCTACCATAATGAGTAAAAGTTGCTGTTCGCCTCTGCTACATGCTCCTCTAAGGTCATCTAAAGTAAATTCTCCATTTCCCTTGTCAATTGCTTTTTGTAATAACGGTCCAGCTATATTCCAATGCTTATGCACATATTGTGCTGGTATTACTAAAAGTTTACTATTCATCCTTACTCCTATATAATTTTTAGCCAAATACAACATAGTCAAATGTAACGCCTTCAGCGCCAGAGCTATGCCCCAATACTGCTTCTTGTTTACCTTTGCTTTTAACAAATGGTAAGTTAAATTCATTAGTTCCTCGTGCAGTAAATAATATAACTGATTCGTAACCAATGCGTTCATCGTACAGTGTTGTTTCTGTTCCTTCAGTTAATGTAATACTGCCAACAGAGTTTACACCCCCATCTAGTATTCTATTAACTACCTCTGCTATTTCTCTTGGTGTTGCATTATTTTGCAGTTTTTTATACATTATCTTTGCCCACTTGGAGTAATTTGAATATCAGTAGCTACCGCTGTGGTCCAATTATCACCTACAGGCTCAACTCTGATACGATGGTATCTGCCACCTGATCTTAAGTTATTGCGATTTTCATAAGGCACAGATACTGCACCAAACTCAATTGTGTCGTCTAATGCTTGTCTTGATGCAATAGATATATTAGCTTGTCCATTATCAATAATAGGTCTTGCTAGAGTAACTACAGACTGATAGCCTTTTTCAATATCTAATGTTTCTAGTCTTGGGTCTACACAATCACCTGTAAATGATACAATTTTTCTATTTTTAGCACCAGCAAATATATACTTACCACCAACCCAAATTCTACTATCTAAAGAAGCTGGAACTTTTGTGTCAATATTTGGATATAACAAGCTTAACTCTTCTAAAGATGTGCCTAGTGTTGCTAGATTACCCACACAAGTTGCTTCTGTAATAGATCTTGACCACCTACCTGTTTCAATATGATAGATAAGGTTTTGTCTCTTACCAAAATTATCTGCAAAGTTCCATATAATTAATTTATATACCGGATGAACTGTAGTAGATAATGATGGCAGTTTTGATATGTCTGCATTTTTTAAGAACCATTCATCTACACGATTGACACCAATCCCTGTTACTGTATTACCATCTGTCTGATAAAAACCATCGTTAGATAAGAAATAACTAACTCCATTATCTTCAATACAGCTCTTACCTTCAAAGCAACCAGTAGTAGATATTTTATCAAACTGGAAGAAAAGAGGACTGCCGACATATGACATTCTATATACAGCGTTTTCTAAGAATATAATGCCTATCTCACCACCAGTGATATTTTGTATCGCACCACCATCTGCCAAATATTGTGAATCAGATTGTGATTGTGGACCTGGTGTCCAGTTCTCTTCGTTATTAAGATCACTCCATTGCACTAGGTTAGGTTTATCACCACTTTCTATATTACCAGCTACTACAAAGTCTCTAACGATAGTCATACATTTGGCTGTCGGAGCTTCTGAAATATCAGAAAATTTAGTGTTGTCGCTACTTAATGTCCACTGCTGTATTTTGTTATTATCCTTACAAGCAAGAACTCTTTTACCAAATTGTTCAAAGCTAAAAGCTTCAGGTGATGTATTGTAACCACCAGATTTAGATATATTCTCAATAATAACAGAACCATTGTTACTGTAAGACCTAAATAGTTTACTATCTCCTCCAGCAAACACAACTACATCGTCACCATCCTTACCAGCAAACACAGAAGTTAAATCTTCAGTTGCAGAAGGTGAAATGTCTACAGGTGTTGGAAAAGGACTGTAGCCTACATTGTTAGGAAATACGTTTCTTGCATCTGCAAGTCCTGTGCTTTCTGTTCCTGTTGAGCTAGGCATATCTGGTGTCCATTCACCTAAATTTACTCTTTGTATTGTCATTAACCTACTCCACCTAAAATTGTTCCTGAAACTGCTACCTCTATTCCGTTTGCGTTGATAGCAAATTTACCTAATCCACCAACACCACCTCGCATTGTCGGGATATTATTGCTTGGTAAAGTATATCCATCTTGACCATTTTGACCACAATCTCCACCTCTACCAGTTCCACCATTAAAATTACTACTTTGTGCTGGAGCAATAGATTGACCTACTGTTCTTGAATAACCAGTAATGCCAGCACCATCGCCACCATCCCAGTAACCATTAACTGTTGAACCTTGACCAAGTCCATTGCTAGTAATGTAACCACCAGAGCCTCCTCCACCTCCACCGCCACCAGCAATAGTGCCTGTGTTTACAATAGTGCAATCAAAGTTATTATTACTACCTTTAGTTATTCCATAACTACCATCTCCACCTTTAGATGCTGGAACATTAGGGTAATTTGAGCCATTTGACTGTTTATTAGAGCCTGAACCACCAAATCCACCACCGCCTGATATGTAACCATTATTATTTATAATAACAGTTGAACCAGCTGGGAAATTACCTACAGTAAATGCTGGTGTTCTAGGAGCTATGTTATTTCTTTGTGGAAAAGCGTTATTTCCACCACCCATAGGCAATACATCATAAGATGTTATTTCAACATTAGATGCAATATTAAATATTAACGATAATGGTTGTGTTGGTTTGCCTACATGGTTATATAAGTTAAAGTTGCTTTTGCTAGATGTAAGGTCTACAGTCTGCATCATTTCACGCCATGAGCCACCTTCTTTTACATAGACATTTTTACATACACGCCAAGTACCTGACTTTACCCAAACAGATTTAGGAAGCTTCCAAACTCCATTATCTTTTACATATAATCCAGCCATTTAGACTCGATACCAGACATCAAGATCACTTCCTCCAGAAGGAGATAAACTAGACACTGTTTTCTTTCCAGTAGCATTAGAGCCTATTTCAGCCATAACGATGCTATCGTCTTGTCCTGTTTTTGTTGTGCCATTAATAACACCACCTGTAATAGCTACATTGTCAGCATCTTGTTCAGATATAGTCCCTAACGCTCCAGTAACTCTATCAACATATTCTGTTGTAGCTACTTTTGTTGAGTTATCACTAGCCGGCACTGTAACTGCTGTAGTAGTGCCAGTAAAATTAGCATCACCATTTACAGTCAACAATCCATCAACAACTAACGGGTCATCAGAAGCACCAGTTTGCATCTCTTTAACTTGCGACATTAAAGATCTAATTGCGTTATTAATGTTGCTTGGGGGACAATTTTCAGCGATATTGATACCTGAAATATCTGTATTTCCAGCTGGATTTGAGTCCCATTGACTAACTTTATTCTTTGCCATAATATTCCTTTAGTTAATTCTGTTCCAATCGGAACTTTCTGTTACATCCCACTCACCTTCGGGATTCTGTCTTACCCAGCCTGATCCATTTATTGTGCCATCCACATGAATATCAGCTTCGCCTAATATAAATACATCACTTTGCCATATAACATTAGCATTAGCTTTCAATATAGCTTCGCCTAAGATATTTACTTCTGACTTAATGATTGCTCCAGCACCTACAGAGGCAAAACTTGAGCCAGCAAATGTTGTAAAGCCAAACATTACTTAACCTTCTTTTCTAGTTCATCTAATCTTGCTGATAGTTTCTCAATGAGTTTATCTTTAGCTGATAGTTTAGCCTCTAAACCTTCTACTTGAGCAAATGTAGTAACAAGTCCATCAAAATACATATTACCACCATTACTTCTTATTGAACCTATTACACCACTAGGACCATCAAAAATGTGATGGTTTACATTGCCCGCATTGTTACATTTGGTTTTTATTACTCCATCATTGGCAACTACATATGTGTCATTAACGCCCATTCCAATTTCAACATTTTCTCTTAACCTAGTCTTTGTTACATCATCATTACCAATAGTAACTTCGTTATCTACAGTGGGTGATGAGGGTTGAACATTATCACCAATTAAAACATTATTTACCCCTGTAGTTAAAGTTGAACCCGAAGCTCTACCAATAATAGTATTATATTCACCTGAAGTAAGTCCTTTGCCTGACTCATGCCCTACGGCAGTATTATAGTTTCCTGTTACAATAGGCACACTGTCTGCACCTAATACAGTATTGTGTGAAAGTTCCCCATTACCCTTACCAACAGTAACATCATTGACTTTTATGTCTTGTGTTGTGCTTACAGTGCCATCTTTAGCAATATCTACTGCTTCTTGATTTCCAGATATAATTTTGACATTACCATCTGCGTATGTATTACCATAAGTTACAGTTCCCTCAAAACCAGTTATTGAGCTGTTACCTGTTCCTGAACCAGAAAGGCTTATAGGATTTCCACTTGTTCCAACTAAAACATCACCATCATAAACAGCCTTACCATCTTCTTCTGTCCATATGCTATCACTTTCACTTGCTGGAAATGCTTGTAACGCTACAGTATCACCATCTAATAATGTACCTTCACCTATTTCAAAGTCTACGATAAGATTAACATAATCACCTAAATCATTAACAGCAGTTACTTTATAACGACCATAGTTAGGACTTTCAACTTGATTTAACACAATAGTATCATCAGGTTTAACAGCAGTAAAAGCACGAACATTACCTTGCTCGTCTGTTTTAGATATAAATACCTGATTAGTATCAGCATAAGAGTAAGTAAAATCAGCCAAGTCTTGCATATACATATTACCAGCTTGAGGGTCTCTATTAGGACTTGCTGGATAATCTGCTGAATAAGATGAGCTAAAGAATATACCATCTTGTAATGTTGCTATGTCAGCTTCGTTAGCAGATACTCTACCTGATAATGTACCAATAGCTGTTGTGTTGCTAGAGATGTTGCCTGTGTTTGTTGCTATATCAGCAGTGTTTTTAGCTATATTAGATGAGTTTGTTAATATGTTATTTGTATTAGTAACAATAGCACTATCGTTAGCGGTAATAGCATCATCTTGCAATCCTTGCTGTGTATCTATTTCAGTTTTAGTATATGTATCTACAGGAGTTGGTAAGTTTGCAATAGCATTAGTATTTGCATCAATCTTTACATCTTGAGCATTATCAATAGCATCTGACTCTGCCTTTGTGTAAGCATCTACAGGGGTTGGTAATGCTGCAATAGCATCAGTATTAGTTTGTATTGCAATGGTATTATTAGCAATAGCATTATCTTGAGCATCTTGTGAACCATCTACTTCTGTTTTGGTATAAGTGGTATCTTTATCAGCCTTTTCATCTAACAGATCATCTGTTTGCTCTTTTGTGTATACGTCAGTTGGTGTTCCACCACCTGTAACTTCTGTCCATTCACCATCTTGTCGTCCATACTGTAAACCATCAACAGGTGCATCAGGAATACCAGCACTCTCACTAATACTTACCCATGTTTTATTATTACGAGCATAAGTTTCATTGTCAGAAGGTGCATCATCTATCTTTTTAGCAATCTCTGTATCTTGAGCTGACTGTGAATCATCTACCTCTGTCTTTGTATAAACATTAGTAAGGTCAGAAGTATTCTTGTCTATCTTGACATCTTGTGCTTCCTGTTGAGCATCTATCTCTTCTTTAGTGTAGCTTGTATCAGCAGAATCTGAAGCAGTTGTTTGCTCTGTATTGTCAGGAAAGACAATCTTGTCCCCGTATATTTTAATTGCCATTATTTAGTTCCTTGTGTTGATTGATTGTTTTCTTTATTCATGCTTATTTCTTTTCCAAGTTAGCTCCCTTATTTTTTCTTTAAACCTGATATGAGAACGCCATAACTATAATTGGTATTTAAATCACCACTATATGTAACAGGTTTATAACCACTAATTGTTGCCATTCTTTGTGATGAGTTATAACCAGACTCTTTCCAATCTTTAAGCCCTGTTTTAATCAGTAATTCGCCACTCAGCCAAATTTCAAGCATTGTAGATGAGGTGGCTTCGTAATTATTGGAATAATCAATTGCACCGCTAGAGTTGTAGAGTTGATTAAAATAAAAGGTCTTGGCAGTTCCCATATTTGTCGAACTTGCAGCAAATTGATTTGAAGATAGGTTTCTTGGTGCTAGATATTTCATGGTGTTACCAGCACTTGTTAGTGTTACTAATTCACCAGCTACACTATCTACATACTTTTTAGTAACAAGATGATTATCATTCGTAGTAGCTCCGTTATAGATTACATTGCCTGTAAATGTACCACCTGATTTTTGCATATAGGCATCAAGGTCTAACTCAGCTTCAGCAAGACTAAAGAACTTAACCCGAATAACACCCGGAACTCCTGAAGCTGATACATCAGGGTTCTCAGGTTGTTCTTCTTCTTCAGCACCTGGACTACCTTCAGCTTTCACTACAGTTACATCTATGACTGTATGAGAAGTACCTTTAGTTACAGTTTCAACTACACCAAGTAAAAATGAGCTGTCTGCACCTTCAAACAACTCCATATACATACCTTCAGTTACATCATCAAAGGTATGAGTCTGTGGTGGCGTTTCAGAGTCTACATTATGAAAGTAGACTTGATGAGTCTCTTCAAACTTCTGTACAATTTGAGCATCATTACCCGCTAGATAATATCCACCTTCAATCGGAGAACCACCCGCCATACCTTCTACAGGGTCATGAGCCCAATGCCCCCGGTCAAATGAGGGTGCTAAGGCTTCAATCTCTTCTTCTAACTCAATAACGTCATTGTTGGTACTTGCTAAACTAACTGCTAAACCTTCAATAGAGTCTTTATTTTCAGCTATATTGTCTTTGTTGGTTTTAATATCAGTTTTGTTTTTATCAATCTTAGTGTCTTGAGCTTTTTGTGAGTCATCGACTTCTGTTTTGGTATAAGTAGTTGCTTGAGGTGCTTTTAAATCAATAGCTTCATCTTGAGCTTCTTGTTGTTTGTCAATCTCATCTTTCTTATATACATTTAACAGTCCAGACAAATTACTATCATTAAGTCCTTCAGTTCCATCTACAATAACTGCTGAAGTTACAACATTTTCTGAAGTAACTTGGTCACTGGTTGAGTGTTTAAATCTAGTGTTAGAGTTTGGAAGTTGTATGTTGCCATCCAAGTTTAGTAATACACCTTTCTCAGCTGGGTATGTACAGAACACACTTGAATCGCCTTTAAGGTTCAATAACGCTCCAGTTGAAGAAGATAGCAATGTTCTTGTTAGTGTATCTGAGCCATCATTTACATACTGACCTTGACCTACCTCAAAATCTTTATCGTTAGTAATACAGTAGTAAGTTTGTGAGCCATTAGGAAGAGCAACAAATCCTTGATAACCTTCTTTAACATTAGTTAAGGTTAGTTTGCCTGTTCCTTCTGTTTCAGTCTCTTGGTATATTCTATCTTTTATTGATAATGCCATTTTATTATCCTATGTTAATGTTAGAGAAAGTTTACCAGCATCAATCTTAAATTGGTCGCCAGATAATATTTCTTTAGGATTATCTAAAGCTTTAAAGTAAAGCATAAAACCACTAGAAGGTGCATCCATAATGCTTATCCAACCAACATTACCCCAATTACTTGTAGCTGTGTTCCAATCTACTTGATTAGCGTTTGTTGTTTCGCCATCAACTCCGTTAATATTAAATGTAACCTCTTGTCTGTTATATGATGCTTGATTTACTTCGTTAGAGCTATCACCAGCTTTAGTTGGGTCTTCTGTGTATAACGCTAAATAAACTTTATTTGGTGTTGTCCAAGCTACATCACCTACTGTTGCCTTGACTAATCTGTTTGCTAAATAATTGGTAAAATCCATGTTGTGTCCTATGTAAGTTGTACTGCTAATGGTTGAGCTGGGAATGTAGACTGTTCGTCTGATTTTGTAATTGATGCAAGTCCTGTTTGATATAAGCTATCCCATGTAGCTAATCTAGGGTCATCCATTAAGAATGGAGCTGATTCAGCTAGTGATGCGTATAACAGTAAGTCAGGGCATATGTCTAAGTATTCGTTAGAAGGATTACTATCTGATAATACTTTAGGTATCTTGTAGTAAGTCATGTTAATAGTAGTTGCACCTGTTGGTTGAGGTGCTAATACAAAGTTATCTGCTACTAATGTATAGTTTACTGGTTGACCTTGTGCATTAGAGCCACCATTTCTTCTGTAGAATTGTGATACTGTTTGGAATGTCAAAGGTATAATTGGATTAGCATCTAGGTGTAAATCTTGCATTTCCAAGAAATCTGCTGGAGTTGGAACTTTAAATCCGCTATCCATACTATATGTAGACTGTTGCAAAGTCTGTCTAAGCCTTAAATCTCTGTTAAGTCTTTTCTCTGCTAACGATATAAACATAGGAATCTTATCAGTCAGGTCTTGTCTTGCAAGATAATCTGCTATGTTTGTCTTTAAATTTGCGTAACTTGTAAATGCTGGCATATTATAATTTTCCGGGTTTTGTTCTAAAGTATAGGTTTTCTGGATCGTTTAACCAAGCAAAGAAACGCTTTTGATCTCGCACCTCAAATCCTTTCATAACTCCTTGTTTATTTAGTAAATCTACTGCTGCAAATGGTATGCTGGCAACCTTATTGCCAAATAATCTATCGCTCCACTTGCTCTCCGCATTATTGTATTCTTTTTTGTTCTGTTCGACAAGATTACTTACGTCTTGTGATTGTTCAATAACAATTTCATCTTTTCCATTTAATCCCACCGATGTGGTTTTGTTTATATCTTTATCTGTAAATGATTTCATATTTTCCCTTAAAGGTAATGCCCTCCGAAGAGGGCTATTACTCACTTAATGTTTAGATTAAGTTTGGTCAGAAATAAGAGCGTGAGCTGCTTCGTTACGAACAACAAGTGTCCATTCGACATTCATCATTGTTTTTTCTGAATCGCCAGTTTTTGCTAACTTAGTCTGTTTGAAAGGTCTAAGATATGCAATATTTGCCATAGATGAATCAACAATAAATGATACACCGTCTGGACAGAATCTATCTGGAACTACGTTTAGTGTGCCAAAATCTGACATGTAAACGTCTGCTGTTCCAACGATAGTTGTTGGTTTGTTACCCGGTGCAGCAAATCTTTGTTCTGCAATACCCGGAAATTTTGAAACCACTTGCTTAGTTGCTGGAGATACCAGTAACATAGTAGGTTCGCCACCAGCAGTATATGCTGATAACATTGCTTCGTTTAGCATATCTTCTGTCATTGCTGCACCTTCTGTATCAACAACGTTAGTTGTTAACCAAGATTGTAAACCACCTAGTTTACGTGCTTTAGCTGCACCACCAGCATCTTTTGCTTGATCGGACAGGACAATTGCTTCCATGTCTCGTTTCAATTCTGCTGAAGCCTTTGCTAGTTGGTAAGCCGTCTCAGTACTTCTGCCAGCCTTATCCACAACATCATCTGTTGTTGAAACCTGAACAACCTTGTCAGATATTTGTGTATAGTTACCTACGCGTGTAGTTGGTGCTAAAGTTGGTGATACTGCATCAGCCCCTTCAATTTTTGCGTTAGTCAAATCCACGTCAGCAAGTGAATCTGTTTGCCATTCGTGATATGTGTTTTTTGCTTTTGTTCTACCCACTGTTGAAATAAATGGAGTAGTTGTAGGAGAGATATCATATATCGCATCCTGTAAGTCTTCTCTGATACCTACGGTATCATAAGTTTTCATAGTCGCCATCGTATTTGTTTCCTTTTAAATAAAGTTTTTGAATAACTCAGTAGCATCAGCAATACTGCCTGAACTTCTGAGCTTGTTTTTCTGTTTTTTTACAGTCGAAATTTTAGCAACTTTATTACCTTTTTTAGCCATTTTTGGTGCATTAACTAATTTCTTATTAACGCTTGGGTTAGCTTTTTGTAGCTTATCCCATTGAGCTGCTTTATGCAGTACCATAACGTGCCTGTGGTCATATACTTGTGCTAATTCTTGATCTGTAAATCCTATTGCTTTCCCATAGCTACGAATGTCTTTTTTGACGGACTCGGCTGTCTTTGGGTCAGAAAATTCCTTCATTTCAGAAACTAGAAGCTCTGCTTCATGGGCAACAACCTTAGCTTGATGCTGTGCAACTTGTTGTTTTTGCGCATAAGCTAATTTATCTTGCTCCTGTTGCAATAACTGCAACTTTTTGTTTTGTTCTGTTTTTTCCGCTGTCTTGATAGACCATGCGATTGGATCGTTTTCTTTAAGTTCAGCCATATCCACACCATCATCACCTTGATTCTGTAATAATTGTTGGACTTGGCTTAATCGATGGGAGTATTCCTCTCGAAGTTGCATTGCTTCTTGGATTGCATGAGCTTCAGCTTGTACTGCTTGTTTCTGTGCTGCTAACTCTTGCGATTTTTTAGTGTAATCGCTTCCTTTCTGGAAACCAGAGACTAACTCATCAAGAGTTACTTCCTGTTCCTGTCCGTTTGCTTTTACTTTATAGGTTTTCTGTTCTTCAACTTCAACCTCGTCTTCTTC